GGCAGATTGCGCTCTTCGTCACGTCACCGCCGATATCCCTGATTGCCTCCAGGACGCGCTTCATTCTGGCTTGTGTCTCATTCTCGGCCACGTAACGCTCTGCGCCCATGCGCATGGCCTCGAAGCAGTGCATAGAGAGGTCCATACCCCATTTCATATCCGCCTCGCTGATGACCGGATCATGGGGCTCTCGTGATACACAACGAATCAGCGCAAGTTTTGAGGCGTTCTCTACGATACGCCCAGCCAGAGACGTGACGTAAGTGCCCTCATTCTGCTTGAGCAGCACTTCCTGCGTGCTCTCCGCCCTCTTGAGTGCCCGGACGGCTTCGATCGTGTACGAGACAGTGTATGGATTGGCCTTGGTATCCGACAACATCAGGTTCTCTATGTTGCCAGGCGCATGCTTGGTGCATCCCTTCGTGATCTGTATCGCTTTTTCGATCAGGCTTTGCGGGATGGGCTCGACTTCTGCATCCTGCAGGTCTGGGTAGTTTTCCTCGGGGATGAACACGAGGAACCGGCCTAGAAGACCGTCAGCCAGAGAAGCGCCAGCAACCGCCGTCCAGAATTGTGCAGGTGTCGACGTGCCATAGATGGTGGCGATAGGGTTATGGATGTCCTCGCGCTTGCGACCGGTCTTTTCCGATTGATCGGCATATTCCGTCCCAAGGACAACATCGGCGCTGGAAGTGTAGAGGGATTTGAGCTTCTGGGCGATCTGCTGCTTGTGAGCGCTTGCTTTGTGGCCCAGAACGCCCCGCAGGAAATCACCGCATTCGTCGATCATGAACAGCTTGGAAGGGTGGATCTTCAGTGCTGAGTGAAGAGCTGTTCCTGACGCGATGTCCTCGCCGCCAAGATAATCCATAAGCCCGGCTTCTGACAGAATGCGTTTGATCACCCGTCGCGCGTGATCCTTGCCGCCCGAGCTGTCGATGATGCTCACGGCATAGAGATTGGTCCAGAGATCCGTTCGCGTTCGATACTTCCGCCCTGCCAGCGCCGCCACTAGCGTTATGCCGGCTGCGAGCGCTGCGAATGGCTGCGGACGTCGTGCCGTTCGGGTCGTGTAGGCAACGAATTCGCCTAAGAACCCGTCAACGTCCTGCAGCCCCCGCGGCACGAGAGCAGAGATGTTGCGCTCTGGCAGGTTGTCTCGTGCCAGGTTCTGAAGCAATGGGGCCCAGTCGTCGCTGATGTCTGCATCAGGCTCAATGTGATCGACTTCTCGAGGCTGAAGCAATCCGTCACGGAAAGAGCGTTCGAGCGTTCTTTGCGCCGCCCTGAAGTCTCGGCACGCGGATTGGATGTCCGCCAAGGCTGATCGCAGATCACTGAGGGCGAGAGACTGTTCGAGTTCTCCCGATGCGACCAGTCCACCGATCGAATACGCCGCCTTGTTCAGCGCAGTATGCTTCGTTCCGTCACCAGCAAAGCGAATTGCATCGCACTCTCTGGCCAGGGCTTCCAATCCGTACGGCGTGCCCCCTTCGATATGGCGTGTTGATGGCGTGGTCGTGGTCGACTGCTCTGCGGTTCGTGATGGACGTTGAAGTGCCTCGAGTATCCAGTCCGGCAGATCGGACACGGGCGCATCGTTGAACTCGCAATATCCATCGGATGGAGGGATCAGAACATACCCACCTTCACCTCTCGTATCGACGCCTCGCACCAGACGACTGGCCGTATTACGCAATTCGGTTTCCGGCATTCGATACCACAGGTGATATCCACCAGATTGCGTTCTCACGCACTTGGTCTGGTTGTGAAGATCGTTATGCATCATCCAGTCGACCGCTTCGGGCCCGTTTTTCGTGTCGATATCGACCACGAATATCCCTGAGGCGCGGCCTGTCGGCATGCCGATACGTGCCCCTGGGAAAGGGGCGAACATCGCCGATATAGTATCTGGATCCAGTGATGCGTCCTTGAACCCATGCTTCGTCAGCGGCTGTTTGTTCATGCCGCATGGGAAGATCGGATAGTCTATGCCGAGCTCTCCGATGAGGTCCTGATAGGGCTCTCTGCGCTGAACTTTATCCCAATCGAAAATGCCCTCGAGATTGCCTTTAGTCACGCGCAGGCACTCCAACTGTCTTGATTAAATCGTTGTTCCACGTTGCTGCAATCTCGAAGGTGTAGGCGTCGAGAAAAGTGCCAAACAGGCTTTCGGCCTGGTCTTGTGTGAAACGTGAAAAGTCGGTCGCCTTGTTGCTCTCAATCCAGTCGAGGGCACTGTCCAGGGCGACGAGAAACGCTTTGCGGCTTTCGTCACTCATAGTGAATTTCCATGATATCGGGATATTTTCCTACGGGCAGAACAGTCAGCTCATGGGGAACGCGTAGCTCAGGCGTTCGCGCCATGGCTTCGTCCATGTCTGCCGGGGGTGTTTTGTGAACGGGAAGAAAAGCCATATCTGACCATATTTTCCCGGACTGTTTGCGCGCCCATGGATTGCTCTGGGGATCGAATGCGAGGAACTTGTCAAAGTCCTGAAACTGCGAATTAAAGGTGATCCGCAATGTGTCCGGCTTGCCGTTCTTCCCTGCATTGCGCCGGAAACGCATGTTATGAACCGGAACTCGAACAGGCTTTGCGTCCGTTGACAGGGCAGCCAAATCGGATGCTCTCAGCTTTGGTTTTTCCTGAACGTTTTCTGGGAAGACATATCCGCAGGTCGGGCAATCCATGACATGGATAGGAACCAGCGTTTCGCATTCAGGACAGTTCTTTTTCGGCGCATCCCCTGAACCCTTGGGGCGTGGTGGCTCGATCAGATCGACGGGCCCGTGGGTCGCAAGCCATCCGGCGTAGTCGCAGAGCAACGCGTCTGTCTTTCCTGTCTCCGGCGACAGGCGTAACACGCGACCGATCATCTGAATCAGCAACGCGCTTGACGTCGTTGGGCGCAAGCCGACGATCATATCGGCCTGGGGCACATCGACGCCCGTTGTGAGCGTACCCACACTCACCGCAGCCCGTATCGAGCCGCTGCGCATGCCGTTGAGAATGCGTGTGCGCTCAGTCTCGGGCGTATCCGCGGTTACGATCTCGCAAGCGATGTCATGCCTTGCGAGGCATTCCCGTACGTGCTGGCAGTTTTCCACTGACGGAACGAAGATGAACCATGTTCGCCGGTTGCGACCGCGCTCAACGAAATCGGAAACAGCTTCCTCAATCCGATCATCGACCGCATGAGAAAGCTGACCGATATTGAAGTCACCGCCTGTCTTTTTGAGGCCTTTGGTTTCGACGCGTATGCCAGTTGCATGCGTTGTGACCGGGACGAGATATCCGCACTTGATCAGATCCATGATGCTGATGCGGTAGCTTATCCCATGGAATATGGCCTCTTTGCCTTCGGTCAATCGTCCTTCCCCGAGGCGCCATGGGGTGCCTGAGAAACCGATCATCCGGACACCCTTGTTGACGCGGGCGACCTCTGTGAGGAATTTGTGCCACATCGTTTTGTCTTTGCGACTGATGGTATGGCACTCATCCACCAGGATCAGATCGACGCGGCCTATATCATACGCTTTCTTGTAGATGCTCTGGATCGTTGCAAAGAGAATCGGTGCGAAGATTTCTTTGCGCTTGAGGGCTGCCGAGTAAATCCCGGCTGGCGCGTCATTCCACAGGTTGAGCAGCTTGGCGTGATTCTGCTGAACAAGCTGGGATGAATGCGTAATCATCAGAATGCGCGCGTCCGGGTCACACTCGCACGCCTGCGTCATCATGGCCGCCATGATGATGGATTTACCCGCGCCTACGCAGGCGTCCACGATCGGACAGCCATCATTGTCCTGCAACCATTCCCATGTCTTGTCGATTGCTTCCTGCTGGTAGTCTCTAAGACAAATCTTGCCTGTCGCGCCCTGTGCTGACACGATTGCCTCCTGTTCATATTCGTATGGACGGGGATGCCGGGACCAGTGGTTTCCTAGGCTCGTTGGTCCCGGCGGCTACCTCAGTATGGAATCTCGTCGTCTAGATCCTGAGATGACGGCGCTTTCGCTGTGCTGCGCTCCCACTTACGCGCACCTCCGGCAGCAGCGGGGGCAGCCGTTCTCTGCGCGGGAGCGCGGGCCGGGGCAGGGCGTGTGGCCGGGGCCGCGGCTCTTGCGGGTGCGGCGGATTTGTGTGGATCCTGATAGAACTTCACCACATTGCGCTCGCTGTACTCTCCTCGCGCCGGCTGGATACCCACGCGAACGCGAACGCGGCACATCTCAAGGTCTGAAGTGTCGGAGATGACTTTGTTATTGGTCTGACCGATCTTCTTGACAGCCGCCTTGGCGATGTCCTCGGCCTGGCTGCTGGTCGAGCACTGAATGTTGAGATTGTCGAAAACGACGCGACCATTATCGAGCTTGATCTGAATGCTGATCATGCACCCGGCCCGCGTATCCTTGAGTTCGGCCTTGACGATATCACCGTCATAGTCACCGGTGGGAATGAGATCGTATTCCGGTGCATCCGGGGCTGTGTTCTGATCGTAAATGCCTGCGAGATTACCTGACATGATGGGGTCCTTAGTTCGCGAAATAGGGGATATGGGCGGAGAGAGCATGCCAGCTTTCGGCTGGATCATTGGGGATTTCGATCCTGTCGGGCATGCCAAACCGGTTCTTTGAGAGGGCTGCCGGGCGCTCTTCGGTGAAGATGAGACGCTGCCCATTGCCTTTGGCCTTGTTGACCTTGGCAAAGCCGCCCTTTTCTTCGGTAATGACCGTCTTCCAGTTCATGAAGAAAACAGCGTCTGCCATCTCTTGCATAAGCGACGATGCGCCGCGGTGCAGATCGATCTGATAGCGCTCATACCCGCCGGATGTTGGATCCTCGAAGCGCTTGATTTGGCTGTGCGCCAACAGGATGATCGACATTCCACGCTCATCACGCAGCCGCTGCAGCAAATCGGCGATGAACTGCCAGTTCTCCGTCGCCTTGGCGTAGC